GTAGCGGTAAGTGGGTTAGGAACATTAAGGATAAATCAAAATTGTCGAAAAAAATATTAGAATATTTCGACAATTTTGAAGAGTTGAAAAAAGCAGAAGGAAAATAAAATATGCATTTAATTGCAGAACTTTCAGAAGATGTTCAATATATTACAGAATTAAGAGATAATGGTGAGAAAGAACATTATTTATCTGGGCAATTTATTATTGGTGATGTAAAAAATAAGAATGGTAGATTATATCCTTTATCTGTTCTTGAATCAGAAGTCAATAGATACACTAATGAAATGATTAAAACTGGAAGAGCATTGGGTGAGTGTGGGCATCCTTCTGGCCCTTCTATTAATCTTGAAAGAGTTTCACACCGGGTAATAGAATTAAAACAATATAAAAATGTTTTTGAAGGAAAGGCTCTTATTACTTCAACACCAATGGGTTCTATATTAAAAGGTTTACTTGAATCTGGTGCAAAAATTGGTGTTTCAACACGGGGTCTTGGTTCATTAATTGAAAAATCAGGCACAATGGAAGTACAGAATGATTTTAAACTTTCAGCAATTGATGCGGTTAGTGATCCATCTGGACCAAATTGTTGGGTTGAAGGAATCATGGAAGGTGTTGAATATTTCTTTGATCCAGTAAAAGACTCTTGGAAAGAAGAAAGAGTAGAAGAAATTAAAAAACAAGTTAAAAAATTATCAAAAAATGAAATAGAAGAACATGCTCTTTCACTATTTGAGAATTATTTTTCACTTTTAGTTAAAAAATAATAATTATTTTATAAAATTAGTAATATAATAAATAATCTTATAAGTTTCAATAAAATGCTAGCCGCTAAAGAAAATTTAAGAATTTTCGATAATAAGGAGAGACTTTCTAATGTCAAAAGAAGAAAACAATGAAAATATCATGAATGATGAAAAGCCTATTACACTTAATGCATTACGTGAACGTTTACAAGAAAAACGTGAAAAACACGATAAAGATGACGGTGATCATGAATTTAGAGGTTTCGACAAAGAACCTGATAATGATGGTGATGATGTAAAGAAACCTAAAAAACCAAAGAAAGAAAAAGAAGATGTTTCTGAAGAAACTCTTGCTGGTTCATCTTTACATCCGGCAGCAAAGTCAATTTCAGATCCAAAAGCAATTTCTACTTCTAAAGTAGAAATGATGAAAAATATGGTTAACCATATGGCAGGTATGAAAAAGGGCGATCTTACTAAATGGTTTGAAGACTCAATGAAAATTTATGGTCCAGGAAAAGATCATGGAGTTGGTAATTCTTCAGAACGTAATGTTAATTCAATAAATTCACATCTTGGAAAAGGCCCACATACAAAAGATCCAATGCCAAAAATTCATGTTAGAGAAGATCTTGATGAAATTTTTGTTGGAATAGAACTTTCTGAAGAATTTAAAGAAAAAACTGCTGTGCTATTTGAAGCTGCTGTACATGCCCGTGTTATTTTAGAAACTGCTAAACTTGAAGAAGAATTTGTAGATATTTTTACAGAAGAAGTAGAATACTTTACAGAAACATTGACAAATAAACTTGATATGTATCTTGACTATACTGTCGATAATTGGATGAGTGAAAATAAAATTGCGGTAGAATCTTCTCTAAGAAATGAACTTTCTTCAGATTTCATTGAAGGTTTAAAATCATTGTTTGTAGAACACTACATAGACATTCCAGACGAAAAAATTGATGTTGTTAATGTATTAGCAGACAAGGTAACTGATCTAGAGAATGTCAATGAAGATTTAATTTCTGAAAATGCTGTATTAAAAGATGCTTTAGTTAACGAAGCAAAACAAGATGTATTTGAAGAAGTATCACAAGGATTAACAGTTTCTCAAGTTGAGAGATTTGAAAAGTTAATAGAAAGTGTTGATTTTGATGGTGATTTTGATTCATATGAAAAAAAATTAAATATCATAAAAGATAGCCATTTTAATGAAAAATCTAAAGTGGTGAAATCTAATATTCTTGATGAATCTTTTGAAGGTGAAGAAGTGTCAACAACATCACATTCAATTGATCCATATATTAATAAATATGCAGATGCAATTACTCGCACTGTTAAGAAATTTTCATAAAAATAAAATATATATAAATAATATAAACCTTAAGTAATGAACATTAACGTTTTATTGAATAAATAAAGGAATTTTAAAAACATGTTTTTAAACGAAGAAATCCAAAATAAATGGGCACCAATATTAGATCATACTGCTTTTGGATCTATTAAAGATGTTCATCGTCGTTCCGTTACAGCACTTATGCTCGAAAACACAGAACGTGCCTTAAGAGAATCTGCTGCCCATGGTCAATATCAAACGCTCATGGAAACCGGGTTAGAAGGAACTCCTGTAAATGCTATGGGTGGATCTTCATCTTCTCCTGGTGCGGGTGGTATTGATACATTTGATCCTGTATTAATTTCATTAGTTCGAAGAGCAATGCCTAATTTGATCGCGTACGATATTTGCGGTGTACAGCCTATGACAGGCCCGACCGGACTTATTTTTGCAATGCGTTCAAAATATAACACACAAGGTAATAGTACTGGTGGATTTGCTAATGGTGGTGTTCAAGATAATGAAACATTCTACAATGAAGTGAATACAGGTTTTACTTCTATTGCAAATGGTTATGCTAATACATTTGGTGATATCTTTACTGGCACCATTCCAGGTGCAACTAATACATCACCTCTTACGGCAGTCAATACATACAACACTGGTGTTGGTATGTCAACCGCTAACGGTGAAGCATTAGGCACTTTAGGACCATCGGCTAATGGTTATTATGGTAATAATGAATTCCCACAAATGGCATTCAGTATTGAGAAAGTTACAGTAACTGCTGTTACTCGTGCTCTTAAAGCTGAATATACCATGGAACTTGCACAAGATCTTAAAGCAATTCATGGATTAGATGCTGAAACTGAGCTTGCTAATATTCTTTCTGCTGAAATTCTTGCTGAAATTAATAGAGAAGTTGTAAGAACTATTAATATTTCTGCAACTGCAGGTGCTCAGCTTAATACTACAACTGCTGGCGTGTTTGATTTAGATACAGATTCTAATGGACGTTGGTTAGTTGAAAAATTCAAAGGTCTTATGTTCCAGCTTGAACGTGAAGCTAATATTATTGCCAAACAGACAAGACGTGGTAAAGGTAATATTATGATCTGTTCATCAGATATTGCTTCTGCACTTCAGATGGCTGGTATTCTAGATTATACTCCTGCTCTTAATAATAATAAATTAGAAGTAGATGATACTGGAAATACATTTGCTGGTGTCTTAAACGGACGATATAAAGTATATATTGACCCTTATGCTATTGGTGGTAATTACTTTACTGCAGGTTATAAAGGTTCTAGTGCATTTGATGCTGGTTTATTCTATTGTCCATATGTACCATTACAAATGGTAAGAGCAGTAGATCAGGAATCATTCCAACCAAAAATTGGATTTAAGACAAGATATGGTATTGTTGCTAATCCATTTGCACAAGGTCTAACAAAAGGTGCTGGTGCGGTAACATTCAATACAAACTTGTACTATCGTCGGGTTATCGTAAATAATTTAATGGTAAAAGACGTGGATTATAATACTCCATGTAATACATTAAATAACTTCAAAAATAAAGAAATTGATACTACAGGTGGTGTATTTAATACTATTCACGATACAGAACACTTTGTAGTATAAAAAATATACGTCATACAAGATTATTTTGTTGACAATTACAAATAAATAATATAAGCTCCTGTTAGTTAAATCTTACAGGAGCTTATTTTATGGAAAAAGAAGAAAGATATGGTTTTGTTTATATTTGGTATGATTCCTTGAAAAAAATGTATTATATTGGATCTCATTGGGGAAATGAAAATGATGGATATATTTGTTCTTCAAGATGGATGAGAGATACTCATCGAAGAAGACCACACGATTTTAAGCGAAGAATTTTAATTAAAGTTTATAGTTCTAGAGAAAACTTGCTAAAAGAAGAGCAATATTGGCTTAATATGATTAAAAATGATAAAATGGTAATAAATAACTCTTCCATAGAAAAACGTAGAAGTGTAAGATATTATAATATATCTAAAACAGCTCAAAAATCTTGGCATTATAATGATGAAACAAGAAAAACTATTGGAGAAAAAGTTTCTAAGGCTAAAAAAGGTATAAAAATTGGACCACAACCACAAAAAGGTCCAGCCATTTCTAAAGCTAAAAAAGGCAAATCACTTACAGAAGAACATAAAGCAGCTCTTACAGGTATTAAAAAATCCCCACACACAGAAGAATGGAAAATAGAAAATAGTCAAAGAACAAAAGTATTTTGGAATTCTCCAGAAGGACTTGCCTTAAAAGAAAAAAGAAGAACAGAAGGAAATTCAGAGGAATCTAAACGAAAAGTTTCACAAACTCTCAAAGCTAAAGGTCACAAACCTTCTCAAGATACAATTCAAGCTTCTATCAAGAAATGCTCTAAGACTTATAAAGTTATTTCTCCTTCCGGTGAAGAAACGATAGTTACAAATCTTAAAGCATTTTGCAGAGAAAAAGGACTTACCGATATTAATATGGTAAGAAAATCAGGTTCAAAAGGTTGGAGAGCTAATTTAATATAAATATTTTTATACATCAATTCTTATAGAAAGTTTATTAATATGGAATCATTCAAAGATTATCTGAACAGAAAACCTCCTACAGATGTACAGATAGCACAAAAGAAACATTTGCCAAAGTCAAAAATTGACAAAGAGTTAAAAAAAGGTGCGAAGGATGAAACAGAACATACTACCAAGAAAAATGTAGCACAGTATATTGCTAGAATGCATGTAGGACAGCATCCAGACTATTATGAGCGCTTAAATAAGGCTCATTTATAATATGTGGTATTATTAAAAATAAAATCTAAATTATATGATAATATCTTCAGTCTCAAATGGTTGAAGATATTATTGTATCATTTAACGTGTTTATCTTGACAAAAAATATTAAATATGATAAGATTTTATCTAAGTCCTTTTATTAAGTCTAGCATACGACCTTTTACACTTTGTCTCGATTGTTTAAAATGTGGTCCTTTTATACGCTTTTTAATATTTGGTTTATTGTTTCTTGAGCGTGGTGTTGATGAAGGTTCTTTTATGATAATGATTTCTACAACTTGAGTCATTCTATGCACCCTAACAAAAAAAAGTTTTTATAGAAAGTGTAATAACTTTCTCTTATTATTATTTATAATTTATATATTATCATATAAAAGGAGACATAATGTCAGAAGAGTTTCTAGTAAACAAAATCAATAAGTTTGAATATAGTAATGGAATAGCATTTGATATTGGTGCTAATATTGGAGATTATTCATTAATCTTAGCTCAAAAATTTTCAACAGTTTATGCATTTGAACCACATCCTGTAAATGTTAAAATAATAACAGACAGACAAAAGCCTCCTGAATTAGCATCAAAAATCATATTAGAAGAAATGGCTATTTCTAATTTTACAGGAAAATGTAAACTTTATACTCAACCAGATACATTATTAACAGGCCATTCTATTTCAGAAAAAACAATTGTTCATCCTAATTGGCAGCTTGATAAAAAAAGATTTTTAGAAGTTCCTTGTATGACCATCGATGATTTCTGTAAAGAAAAAGGAATTATTCCAACATTTATTAAAATGGATATTGAAGGTGGAGAAGATACTGCATGGGAAGGTGCAATTAAAACATTAAAGGAAAATGATATAACTATTGGGTTAGAAATACATCTTGGTGTTAATGTAGAAAAGTTAACAAAATTATTTAATGACTTAGGATATAAAATAGAAGGAGATATTCCTTCTTCGTGGCTCTCTCGTCACGTCATCATTGACAAACAGCACTAGCTTGGCTATAATGGCTTCATATAGTCACTTTACGTGGATTAAGACTATATTATTCCTAAGTCAGGTGGTGGGAATATAAAATCTAACTCTGACGGTGAATAAAGAAGGAGTCCTTCTCTCTTGGGTTCATAGGCGTTATGTCACAGTGACATAACGCCTTCTCATTCTTGGAACATTACACACAAAAACATTCTCCCAGAGTAATATCATGGAAAATGAAATTGTTAAGTATATGGATTTCTTGTATAATTGTGCGAAAAAGTGGACTAAAGATCATCATTTTTCAGAAGATTTAGTTCAAGAAACTGTCTTAAAAGCTATTAAAAATAAAAATTTATTCCAACACAATACTGATGTAAAATCATGGTTATATGTTATTTTGTATAATAATTTTGTGAATCAATATAGAAAAAATAAAATTAGAAATTATATGCCAATTTATGATATTTTTGATGAAACTTTTTTTAAAAATAATACCTATATAAATCCTACTCAAATACCATCCTTACAAATAAAAGATGCTTTTAAGTGTCTTTCGGGGATGAGTCAAATTAAACAAGATATATTTAATCTTTATTTTTTTGAAGGATTGACATACGAAGAAATTGCAAAAATCAAAAATATTCCTATTGGAACAGTCAAATCAAATATATCACGTATACATAAAGAGTTAAGAGAAAAGACAGGTTAGAGAGCATCTTTTATTTTTCTCCATTGTTCACCTGCCGCATATGCTAAATCTGCAGCAATCAATCGTCTTTCGACACAACACTTTTTCATCTCTTTGCCAACTTCTTCTGAACAATTTATCATATCTAATATAACAATAAGCATTGAAAGATTTGTCATAATATCTGTTGTTTCTTTATCTGACATAATTAATTTATAAACCTTGTTGGTGCCTCTACCAGGAATCGAACCCGGCTTTTCAGATTAATAAGATAATCCTTGTTGGTATCTTATTCTTCTATAATATCTTCCATTACCAAAGTTTTTACCTTTATAAGTAGATGTTTGAGCATCGCAGTTACAGCATATTAATCTTAAATTATTTAAAAACCAATTTTCACTATTTCCGTCAATGTGATCAAGTACAAGTGGAATTTCTCGATTTTCCCATTCTATTTTTTTACAGACTTGACATAATATACCATCACGTTCTTTTAAGAATTTTCTAGCTTGACGGCTATGTGATGTAGTTAGGATTTTATTTTCTTTTATAATCTGTTCTTTAGTATAATTCCATTGATGTTCTTGTTGACATTTACAAGAACAATATTTACCTGTTGCATTTTTACAAATTTTAAATTCTTTATTACAATTTAAGCATATTCCTATTTTAATTGGTTGTCCATGTCTAGCACCAATTTTTAAATTATTATATGTTGCCGCACAACTTCGACTACAAAATTTAATACCACTTTTACTTGTAATTTCTTTTTGACATTGAAAACATAAACTCACAAAAAACTCCTAATAAGACTATTTCTAATCTTATTTAGGAATATTCGAAAGTTAGAGTTTATGGTGCCTATGGGAGGACTTCAACCCCCAATCTACCGCTTACAAGACGGTTGCCTTAAGCAATTCGGCCACACAGGCATTTTTAGTTCATAAAACTGCTACAACACCACAATGTTTCAGAGGCTATATGATATCATCATCTTCTTCTTCAAATTTTTTTAAAAATATACCATCATAATTTTTCCATCCAGGTAAACCAATATAATACATTTTTACCTGACAGTATGAACACTTACATTCTGTCTTAAAACCATGTCGTTTATGTTGATTAATCATAGCATTATATAAGGCAGAAGGGAATTGGCTTATGACCAATTCCTCAACTTTTCTTTTCAACTGTCGAAATTTCTCTGACATAAACCTATTTATGCTTTTTCAGCATGTTGTCCGGTAAAAGAAGAAAGTTCAGCAAACTTTGACGGATCTTCTAAAGCTGCTTCAACCAACTTTATCAACTTTTCAATACGTTCCTTTATTTTTTTCCTGTCTTCATAGGCAGTTTTTGAATATTTTGCGTCCTCAACACCATCTTCTGTGACGGTTTTGATATCTGGTTTAAGTTTACGCAGTTCTTTTTCTTTATTATCAATCTCTGTTAATACAGAAACAATTAAGGCAACTCTCTTTTGAATTGTTTCTTCTGCTATTTTTATAGCTACTAAATCTGCAATAGTCGGATTCAGTTCTTGAATTTTAGCATGAACTGCTTCTCTAAGTTTCATGATTTACTCTTTCTTATCAGTTGCCGAAATACTTGCTGATCTCTTCAAAATTAACAGGTTTATATCCGGTTTTCTCAACACAGACATTAGCGTGTATGGGTGACTTTAGACTTTTTTCGTGCAGGTGTCCATGGACATTATGAGTGCAACCATGTCTAAAAAGTTTTTCTTCAATAGGAAAATGTGTTAACACAATACTAAAAGCCTCAAGAGGTTTCCATAAATCCACCTTCTCAAAGAAATCCATTAATCTTGTTCCTTTTAATCTATCATGATTACCAATAATTAATCTCTTTCTTCCATTTAATCTTGGTGCAATAGAATTACAAAATTTTTCATAACTTCCGAATGTTACATCACCAAGATGATAAACAATATCATCTTGGTTTTTTACTTCTTTATTCCAATTTTCAATCATTATTTCATCCATTTCTTGAACAGAAAAAAATTCAGGACGAACTAATGTTCCATCTTCTTTTGTAAATTTTAAAATATTCTCATGCTGCCAATGAGTATCGCTGATTACAAAGTAATTTTTACTTGCAGGTATCATCTAATCAAAGCCTCTAATTCTTCTCCAACGTTTTCACGCCTTTATATATTTGTAAACAGCATTACTATAAGCTATTCTATCTTCATAACATTTCGGCCACGGTTTTAATTTTTCAGCCTCTAAACGATCACAGCGTAGTTGTCATGTCAATTTTCTTTAAGTTTGGTGGGTTCTTATTGAGTCGAACAATTCCGGCATCCGCCTATCTATTTTATAGCCAAGGGTTTTACAGTCTGCGGAAAGGAAAAGAACCCATTAATTTTTATTCTATAAGTTTTCTTTTATTCGTTGCAAAACGCTTTTTGTTGCTTCTTCTGGTGTATCACCCCATGCTTCTAGATCAAATGAAAATATATGAGAGTCTTCTGCTTGTATATATTTACACCACCATTTATTATTATTTGTTGGTGATCTAATAAGCTTTATCCAACCTTTTTTAGGAAGTTGTTCAAGAAGTTCTGAAAGAGTTTCCATTTTTGTTCCTTTTATTTATTCGAACTGACATTTTGAACGCTGACTTTATATAAATAATAATGGTGGGCACGGCGGGATTCGAACCCGCAATGTGTCTTTCTCTGTGCCAGATTTTAAGTCTGGTGCGGCTCGACCTGTTTCGCCACGCGCCCATAGTCTATTTATAGAAGGATCTAATACTATTGTCAAAACAAACTTTAAAAAAGTATTTAATTGAACTAAAAGGATATAAATGTAGTATTTGCAATATATCAAAATGGTTGAATAAACCAATATGTTTAGAAATAGATCATATAGATGGAAATAATAAAAATAATGATATGACAAATTTACGATTATTATGTCCAAATTGTCATTCTCAAACAGAAACTTTTAGAGGTAAAAATATAAATGGTATTTCTAAAATTTCTGATGAAGAATTATTAGAAGCATTAAATAATAGTTTAACTATATCAGATGCTTTAATAAAAGTTGGTTTAGTTCCTAAAGGTTTAAATTATAAAAGAGCTACAAGACTAATAAATGTATCATATTCTAAAACAATTGATATAAAAAATAGTCAATTTAATACCATATGGTTAAATAATGGTGTAAAAAATATTAAAATAAAAAAAGAACAATATGATGATTATGAAAGAAATGGTTGGTATAAAGGGCGTTTATCTATAAACTATAAAACGCCCTCAATCAAGGGAAAAATATGGATTACTAATGGAATAAATAACAGAATCGTTTTTGCTAATAATATTCCTGATGGTTATTGGAAAGGTAGATTCTATCCTTAAATTATCAGAAATCACATGCCGTTACCAATTAGGCTACGCGGGCTTTGCTTTGTTCTATTTAGCAGAACAAAGCAAACGTGTCAACTTTTTCATATTTCTTGATAATCACATTTCTCAAGAATTCTTGAGATTTCAGTCAAATTTTCTGCCCAACATATTTCATCAATTGATAAAAGATAATGATTTTCCTTTAGAGAGAAACCACCAATATATTCCCATTTAAAAGAATAATCATTAGAAATGAGATATGCAATCATTCTTTCAAGTTGTCTTTTCCATAAAACTTTTACTGTTAAGGAAGCATGTATAATAGATGCTCTTCCACTTATTACAGGTTTTCTACGATCAATCTTCATTATATCTTTATCCTAAATAATACTATATTTATATACTAAAGGAAATCCTATTTTGACACAACTAACACCTTCACAAGGAAAATTTTATTCTAATACTTCACCTCCTACGGGCGGAGCAGTGAATGACAATGTAACTAATAAAAATTTCCTAAACCCTCTTAATTTTGTATTTTCTATTAAGAGAGCACCTCATATTGAATTTTTTATACAAAAAATTAATCTTCCTGGATTAAAGTTAGATTCTCCCACATATGCAACACCTTTTGTTAAGATACCAGAAGTTGGTGATCATATAGATTATGAACTATTAAAAATAACATTTAAGGTTGATGAAGATTTACAAAACTATTTAGAAATTCATAAATGGTTAAAAGGGTTGGGAAAGCCAAAAAACTTCCAAGAATACAGGGATTTAGCAGAGAAACCACAATTTATTGGTTATGGATTAAAATCAGACATTTCATTAATTGTTATGACTAATATTAAAAATCCAAACTATACAACGACTTTCATTGATGCTTTTCCAGTTTATCTTTCGGGATTGCAATTTGACACGACTACTCCTGATATTAATTATCTTATCGCAGAAGCATCATTCAAATATACCTACTATGATATCGAGAAACTACAATAATTTAGAATCTTTCACACTAAATTATATTTTATCTTTTTTATTTGGCGGGACCAGCCGGATTCGAACCGGCGATTCTCACTTCGAAAGGGTACTGTCCTAGACCGCTAGACGATGGTCCCGCAAGATATCATTTTTTCATAGTGTTTATTAAAACACAAAGAGTTACAAAAAGCAACCTCTTTTTTTATGAATTCAGGAGAAATAAATCTTCCACAAGCTATACACTTTGGTTAAATAATCTTTTGCAAATTTGGTAAAAGTGGAATAGATGGTTCTGGTTCATCATCTGCCTTTGCGGCTTCTAAGATTAACCATCCAATAAAAATCAATTGACATTTAGATACCTTTGTGCTAGCATTCGTATGCTTGACAGATATCTAGCACTGACGTTATCGGCTATGGATCAGAAAAATACTTGGTTAATGGCTGGAGAAATCAGGTAAAGAACATCTTGGTTAGACGTTAACTTATTCAGGTAAGCTGAGGTTAGAGTGGTCAAGATGGATATCTGTCAAGCACCTATTTTTACCTAAAATAAATTTTATATAAAATAAAGAAGAAATGAATGAAATTAGAAGATATAGATGAAATGTGGGTAATTGATGCTTCTCTTCTTGCAAATGAAGAGGAAATTAAAACGAACTCCTTGAGAATATCTATATTTCATTCTAAATATGATAATATTCTTTCCAGAGAAGAATATCTCTTAATAAAATTAAAAAAGGATTATGATCATATCAGAATGCAGAAATATGATGTTATTTCTGATGGAGCTTCAAGAAAACAAATACTAGAGGAAGATCTAGATCTTCCTAGAAATAAAATGGTAAAGAGTAAATCTGAAGCTGATATTTATTTAGATGGAAATGGACAACTTGCTGATTTTCGAGTAAAAATTGAACTTTGTCAGGTGAGAATTAATAAATTACAAAGAATTATAACAAGAATCAATAGTTTACACTGGGATTATAAAAATTATATTTCAATGAAACAGTTTGAAAATGGAAATTAGAGGTAATTAATAAGTAAGATAATAATTAGTAAGCCTAATGAAGTTTATATACATATAGAATGTGAACCTTCAATATTATATGAACTACGAGATGCTTTTTCCTTTAAGGTAGAAAATTATTGGCATATGCCTGCATTCAAAGCAGGTGTATGGAAAGGTGATATTCGTCTTTTTAATATCTTAACGGGAAATATTTATGCGGGTCTTCAAGATCATGTAGAGAAATTCTGTCAAGAACGCGAATATGATATTGAATATTATTTTCCCTCTGTATCCAATTTCGCTGCCAATACCAAAGGTTCTCTTCTCTTCTCTATAGAGGATGCTCGAACCTTTGTCAAGTCTTTAATTCTTCCTTTTGAGCCTCATCAACATCAAATGGAAGCTTTTTTATATGCCGTAAGATTTAAACGGGCATTACTACTTTCTCCTACAGCATCAGGTAAGAGTTTAATATCATATATTATTACAAGATATTTTAATAAAAAAACATTAATAATAGTTCCTACTACTAATCTTGTATCTCAGTTATATTCTGATTTTATTGATTATGGTATTGATGAAACCTTAATGCATAAAATCTTTGCAGGTCAGGATAAAAATAGTGATAAGCAGTATTTTTGTGCAACTTGGCAAAGTTTGTTTCGTCTTCCTAAATCTTATTTTGATCAATTTGGTCTTGTTATTATGGACGAATGTTGTCATCCAAAAACTTCAATAAAAATGGGAGATGGTTCAAATAAATTAATATCAGAAATTGTAGAAGGAGATTGTATTTTAACATTAAATAATAAAAATGAATATGCTATTGAAAGTGTATTAAAAGTATATAAAAATATTTCTAAAAAAGAAAAAATGTATGAAATAGAAACCTCCGAAGGGCATAAATTAAAAATCACAGGAAATCATAAAGTCCGTCTTATAGACGGAAAGTGGAAAAGAGCAGACGAACTTAGAGTCGGAGAATATATAAATACTTTCGAATAGATCTCATTCGGAGGTATTATATGAACGAAAAAGATATTTTAAATATATTATATACAAATAAACATGAGGCATTTTCATTTGCACAAAATCCTATAAATTGGTTAAATCTTCATGGTTTAACTATATTTGCAGAAGAAATAAAACATTTAGATCCAGGATCATCAAAGAAAAATCGTAATAAAGAAAATTATCAAAAGATTAAACAATTAATTCATGATAAAGTTTTTGGAAAAAAATTATGTGAAATATGTGGAAATATAGTTGAAGATACAATTAAAGTTTGTTATAAAAGAGGATTTAAAAAAACATGCAGTGAAAAGTGTTATTTTAAATTGATTAGTAAAGCAAAAAAAGGAAAAGATACTTTATCACCAGAAGCAAGAAAACAATCTAAAATTGCACAATCTATTACAATGAAAAGGCTTATATTAGAAGGAAAATTTACTCCAAAATGTGAAAATTATTATAATAAAACTGGTATGATAGAATTTGTATATAATAAAAATGTTAGAAAAGTTCGTTCTTTGTGGGAATTAATATTTTGGATTATTAATCCAACATTTTTATATGAAAATATAAGATTAGAATATTATGACACAAATACTAATTCAATGAGAATATATATTACAGATTTTTATGACGGTAATAATACTATTTATGAGGTTAAACCAATAAAATATCAATATACATTAAAAGATAAACAAAAAGCAGTAATAGATGCTGGATATAATTTTATAATTATTGATGATAATCACATGAAAAAATATAATACAGAAGAAATGAAAATATTAATAAAGAATTATGTTATTAATAAACCAGGAATAGAGAATAGATTAAAATGGTTAAAGGCAAAATAATTAGTATTAAAGAAATTGAAATGCCGGAAAATGTCTATAATTTACATATAGAAAATAATCACAATTATTTTGCAGATAATATTAATGTAAAAAATTGTGATCAAGCAGAAGCTAAATCATTAACTTCTATAATGACAAAATTAGAAAATTGTCCATATAGATTTGGTGTTACAGGAACTCTAAAGGGAACTAAAACAAATCAGTTGGTTCTTGAAGGATTATTTGGTCCTGTTAAAGTTGTAGCTACAACTAATGAATTAATTAAAAAAGAAATTTTATCCAATTTAAAAATAAATATTCTTCTTCTTTATTATAATGAAAACGAAAGAAAAGTTAAAAGAGATTACAAGGAAGAGATAAATTTTCTTCTTTCTCATTCTGGTAGAAATGAATATATAAAAAATTTAACATTGTCATGTAAGGGAAATACTCTTGTATTATTTCAGTTTGTTGAAAAGCATGGTAAATTATTATATGAAGAAATAAAAAAAGAATCTGGGAATCGTCCAGTATTTTTTGTTTGGAGTGATGTGAAAGGTGATGAAAGAGACGAAATAAGACAAATAGTAGAAAAAGAAACTAATGCAATTATAATTGCATCTTCTGTATTTGTCAGAGGAGTAAATATTAAGTCCTTAAAACATCTTATATTTACTTCTCCTACTAAGGCCAGAAGAACCGTTCTACAATCTATTGGCCGCACATTAAGAAAATCTGAAACAAAAGATTATGCAGTTATTTATGATATTGTAGATTATCTATCTTATAAGAAAAGAAACAATTATGCTATAGAACATTATAAGGAAAGAATGGAAATTTATATGGAAGAAGACTTTAATATTAAGACATATAAAGTAATACTGAAATGAAGTAATAGAAATGGAGTAAATGATAAAAAAGAAAACGAAACATTACGTAAATAACCGCACATTATTTGGGGTATTGATACGATATAAAAATGAAGTAAATGAGGCATCAGAAAAAGGTTTAGATCCTCCAAAAATACCAGATTATGTTGGTCTAGCCATTTATCAGATATGTAACAAGCTAGTAATACGTCCTAATTTTTCTGGATATACTATTCAATATAAACAAGAAATGATTTCAGATGCATTAGTAGATTGTGTTGCTGCTATTAATAATTTTGATCCTGAACGAACTAATAATCCATTTGCTTATTTTACACAAATAGCATGGAATGCGTGTGTCAGAAGAATTCAAAAGGAAAAGAAACAACAATACATTAAATTAAAAAATGTTGAAAAAGTGATCATGTTAGAGAATTGTAGTGAAGAAGAAATTAATCAATTTAAGTTGAATGATGCATCTAACGAGTTAGTTCGAAGTTATGAAGAAAAAAACATTCCCTTGAAAAAGAAAGAAAAAGTGTTACTGGTAAATGATGATTGACAATATCATGAAAAAGTGGTAAAAAGGAAGATATTTATTAGATTTTATATTCTTACTGGAGAATAGCTTTGACCAAAAATGCTCACTTAATTCCGCCTATAATTATAGATATAGTTATACAATTAGATAATCTGCAAATTGCAGAAAATGAAAGAATGGCTTTAATTCAAAGGCTTGAAACTGTTCGTGATTTTTGTATTAAAAATTTAAATCGTCTTGAGCGAAAAATACAAGATGAAAATAAAAAACAAGCATTAACGACAAAAGTTCGTTATAAAAAATGAAAATAGAATTAAAACTGATAATATGTTTAAAAATTTAAGGTTAGCAACATCTAGTCAAAATTGTGCAAATTCACCAAAATCAAAAAATAATACAAGTGGCTATAAAGGAGTTACTTGGCATAAACAACATAAAAAATGGTATGCTCAGATTTCTAAAGATAGAAAAAATTACTTTTTAGGTTTATATTTTAAAGCAGAAGAAGCAGCTTTAGCATATAATAAAAAAGCATTAGAGTTATTTGGTGAATTTGCTTATTTAAATGATGTAAAAATATTATGAGTAAGATTGCTCTTATTGCAGATACACATTGGGGTTGTAGAGGAAATAGTTTATCTTTTTTGGATAAATCTAAATTGTTCCTTGATAATGTATTGTTTCCTTACCTCAATAATAATATTATTTCTACAATAATTCATCTTGGTGATCTTGTTGATCAAAGAAAACATATTAATGTAAATACAGCTAATAGATTAAGATCAGATCTTCTTGATCCCTTAGCCTTAATGGGATGTACTGTGCATTGGATTGCTGGTAATCATGATTGCTTCTTTAAGAATACTAATGAAGTAAATGCTCTTCAAGAGCTTATTCTGGATAGATATCCAGATTTTCATATTCACGATATGAATGCCGATGAAGTCATTCTTGGAAATCAACGAATATTATTAGTTCCTTGGATTTGCCAAGAAAATAAAGAACGCATTCTACAGAAAATTAAAGATACCAAGGCTCAAATTGCCTTTGGGCACTTAGAGTTATTGGGATTTTCTATGTATGATAATGGAATATTGTCTACTCATGGAGAAGATATTAATATCTTTAATAAATTTGATATAGTCTGTTCAGGACATTATCATCATAAATCATCAAAAAATAATATTAATTACATTGGTTCTATGGGGGAATATACGTGGAATGATTATGACGATCCAAAAGGTTTCCATGTATTTGATACTGAAACAAGAGAGTTAACATTTATTTTAAACCCTTATAAGATGTTTAGAAAGATTTTATATGATGACGGTATCGAATATGTTCCAAGAGATCAAGAATTTAGGAATTGTATTGTAAAAGTAATTGTTAAGAAAAAAAGTAATGTATACTTTTTTGAAAATCTAATATCTTTAATTGAGACACAGAATCCAATAAGTCTTCAGGTTATTGAGGATCATGGAATGCAATCTAATTCATTAGAAAATGAAATTGATGAATCTGAATCAACGTTAGATATATGTTTTTCATATATTGACGGTTTATCTTCACCTACATTGCCTATTAATAGAGATAAAATGAAAGAAATAGTTTCTGACCTTTATAATGAAGCGAATATACGTTTATGATTATTTTTAAAAAGATTCGATATATACCTTATTTTCCTAAATATAATCAAAAAAAAGAAAATGATATGAATTTAGAAGAAGAAATTAAATTACTATCTAATAATTCCATGGCTAGATAATTTATATAAACGTACTTTTGAGTGTCCATTAGATAAGGAATAGTATAATAATTATTTTTCAAAGGATTCGATATAAGAATTTTCTTTCAGTTGGTAATATATTTACAGAAATTCATTTAAATTCTCATGGTTTCTCTCTAATAGATGGAATAAACGGTTCT